AAAAGTTTCAGACGGACTGTCCATTCAAGACTCTAGTCTTCGATTCCATTACTTCAATGGCTGACATGACATTACGTCAGACTACCAAAATGAAGTATGGTCAGACACGTCAGTCAGGGGCAGCGGCAGGTAAACTCATTGCAGGCATCGCAGTCAATGAGATTGAAGATTACAATGCCGAAGCCGCTGCAATTCAGGAACTCGTCGCACTCACAAAGGATATTCATTCATTCCATAAGGTGAATATCATTCTGATCGCTCACGTCATTCAGGCTGAGTACAGGAATACAACCAACAATACCACGCATGTCAGTCGAACTATTGTGACGGCAGGTAAGAAGGTTGCAGCTAAAATCCCTGCATATTGTGGTGAAGTCTATCACTTCAATATCAAGAAGGGATTTGTAGAGGGAGGAGGAGGTGACTATTCATTATTGACCACCCATACGGGTGATGACTTCGCACGTACTGCACTCGAAATTCCAACCGAAATCGTGTTCGGTGATAAACCACTGTACGATACGTGGGTCCAGCCTGCGATTGCAAAATCAAAGGTAGTGTTCGTTCCAACATCGAAGTTCTAACATCAGAAAGAGTCAACAATGCCCATCATCAGCTTTTCGGATCGGGATCTGCTGCGCGGTAAGGTCGTTGAACCCGCGTGGTACGTGGTGAATATTGCTTCCATCGGTGAAGCACCGTCCAAGGATGGTGGTAGCACCAACTATCCGGTGGAGGGATGGATCGTGTGTAATGCCGATAGTGGCAGCGAGGAGTACAAGGGGGTTCCACTCGATTGGAACTTCAACAGCAAGGCGATTGGCTTTGCAGTGGGTTTCCTCGCGGCTCTCGGTGTGGATGTCAAGGCTGGTGCGCGCTTCGATTTGGCGAACGCGGCTGGTAAGGCGATCGAAGTATTCGTCGAGAACGGCGAATGGCAGGGTCGTATCGTCAATCGCGTGAACCACAAGTATCGCGCACTTCGCGGTAAGTAGTAGGATGTGGGCTAGGACTCATCAGTGGGTTCTAGCCCATATTTCAGCAGTCACGACTACACTGTAAGAGAGTCCAACGGAAGGAGAAATGTCATGAGTTTTTATGAGATGATTTTGGCTGAAATGGAAACTCCAGTTCCCATCACTGAACCAGATACAGATGATGTGGAGTTGGAGGATGAAGATCTTCTGGATGAAGAAGATGACGATGACGATGAACTGGAAGTAGAAGACGAAGATGAAGAAGATGAAGAGGAAGAGAAGTAAGAGACTCATCTACTAACATATGGGGCCTATGAACCCTTTTGTTAGAGGATGACAGGGGGCGCACTCAACACTGTTAAATCAGATTACGAGTGCGTCCCCGATTTTTCGGTAAATGGGAGTAATTCAAGTGACTGAGATGATTGGTAGGGAAGTAATTAAACCGGCGATTGGACGTATCATTACGATTAGTCAAAATGGATGGGGATTTATTAGTTCAAAAGAGATTAAATTCACACGTATCTTTTTCCACTGGACTGCACTGAAGCAGAATACAGTTCCCTTCCTCGAATTGAAGGTAGGAATGAAGGTGGAATTCACTCCGATTAAATTAGCTGATAAGGGTTATAGGGCGATTCATGTGCGTGTGCTAGAAACAAAGGAATCAGATGCCTCAGTATCAAGTTCCGAAATGTCGCCACTGCCAGAATGATGACGAATCAATGATGGAACATATGGGACTATTGAAGGGTGAACGTTACTTCATGTGTAATGTGTGTACCAAAGTGACTGGAGTGAAACTACATGGAAAGACTTCAACAGACAATACTAGTGGCGAGAATACTCCAGAAGGAAATCAAGAAAATGGGAGCACACGAGGCAATAACGATTGCTACTAAGATACTGGATGGATTGAATGGAAAGTAAATACGTACCCGGAGGTGGTCCAATTGGAGCCAAGATGATGATTCTTGGCGAAGCTCCTCAGGTGGGTGAATCTAAACCATTCTGCGGGCCTCATGGTAGAGAATTGGATCGTCTACTGAAGGACTGTGGAATATACAAGGATAACTGTTGGGTCAGTTACGTCAGCAAGTTTGCAGTTCCGGCTAATCTAGATCGTAAGAAACTTCCTTTCCATATACGCGCTCGAAACGCGGGCATTGATATGGAGAAACAATTAGAGGAACTACAAGTTGAAATCAATGACGTTAAACCTAACGTTATTCTCGCTCTCGGTGGGACTGCTCTGTGGGCACTCTCCGGTAAGACTAAAATTAGCAACTTTCGAGGCTCTATCCTCCGAGGCATGGGCACTAAGTTTGTTGCTACCTATAATCCCGCGCACTTGTTATCTCACATTCAGGGTGGAGAAATCAAGGGTTATTGGAACAGACAGATAATTCTATTCGACATTAAGCGCGCAATAGAAGAGTCATCTAGTCCCGAATCCAATCTACCTAGTCGGGCATTACAGATTTGCCGAAATTCAGGTGATCTGTACGAGTTCCTCGAAAAGTACAAACACCATAAGAAGATGAGCGCCGATATCGAATCGGGCGGTCACTGTATCCCTGTGTGTGTAGGCTTGGCTTTCAGTAAGTCTCACGGCATGACGGTCCCTCTATGGAACAAAGACGGTATTTCAACTATCCCTGATTCCGATATTGCTGTTATCTGGGGCATGTTGGCTCAGGTTTTATGGGAGAAAGACATTGTCGGACAAAACTTTAATTATGACCGGGACAAGCTCCGAAGATTGGGATTCGCTATCAGAAGAATACAATCTGATACTATGCTCAAGGCATTCACAATTAACCCTGAACTCCCAAAAGGGCTTGCATTTAATACAAGTATCTACACCAGAGAACCCTTCTACAAAGATGAGGGCATGTATGAGGGGGACACTAGAGATCTATTACTCGGATGTGCTAGAGATTCGTGTGTTACGTACGAAATAGATGAAGCGATGGACGCGGATATCGATGAGTTGGGTGTGCGGAAGTTCTATGAAAACTTCGTCATGTCACTCCCTGACTTCTATCTAGAGATTGAAAACAATGGTTTCCGTATAAACGAGGCGAAGCGCAGCGAGCTGATAGAGAAGTATGTCAAGTGGGATGAGCGTCTTGGTTATGAGATGTATCAATTAGCTGGCATCGAGACTAACGTTTCATCACCTCTACAAGTTCATTCTCTTCTATTCGACCACTGGAAACTTCCACGTAGGAAGGGAGTTGGTGAAGAGGAACTTACAGCTCTACTGAACTTAAAGAATGGCATTAAAGCACCTGAACATAGACTTTGGATTGAAAAGTGTTTGGAGAGACGACGTGTTAAGAAGACGATTAGTACGTATCTTTTTGCGATTCCGGATTATGATGGTAAAATGCGTACTACGTGTTTTCCTTGCTTGGAAACGGGTAGAAGTTCCACATCCAGACAAGAGCCACCAATCAGACCATTCATAGACATTGGTGGTAAGGGTAAGAAAGTCGATCAGAGAGTTATGGGTACGTCATTCCAAGTATTCACTAAACATGGTGATATTGGAGCTGATGTGCGTGGAATGTATGAACCCGATGAGGGTGAGATATTCGTACAACTAGACAGTTCCCAAGCAGAAGCCAGAGTCGTATTCAATTTAGCGATGGACGAGGATGCTTTAAGGGACATTGATGAACATGACTATCACGCACTTACTGCGAGCTGGTTTTTCGGTGGTGTCGAGGCTGACTATTCCAAGAAGATACTGGGGTACGAATCGCCAATTAGATTCGCAGGGAAGACTCTACGTCATGCGGGCCATCTTGGAGCTGGACCGAAGAGAGCGTCTACGGAACTCAACACCCAAGCGCGTAAATATAAGATTGACATTACAATCAATGAAGCAATTGCTGAACGCGCGCTTAAAATCTTCCACTCTAAGCAGCCGAAGATTCAACACATCTTTCATGCACAAGTTGTGGAGGCTCTGAAAAATGGCCGAAAACTTATCGCCCCTCTTCCGTGGGGTATCGATGCAGACTGTGGTGGCATACGAATTTTCTATGAACGATGGGGGGATGATCTCTTCCGAGAAGCTCTCTCTTACATACCACAACGTGCTGTATCTGACAATACCAAAGCAGCTGGTATACGAATTAAAAAGCAGTGCCGAGATGCGAGACTTATTCTTGAAGCGCATGACGCTCTTCTGTTCGCAGTTAGAATAAAGGAAGTCGATGACTTCATTATGATCGCAAAGAAGGAGATGGAACGTCCCATCAATTTCAAAGCTTGTTCTCTACCACGTCGGCATCTTAGGATTCCATGTGACGTGGAAATTGGTGAGAACTATAAGGACTTTAAGAAGTACAAGTTCAAGGAAGTGGAAGTGGAAGTAGAGAAACCACGTGTACTTACGATCACTGAACAGTTCCAAGTGGAGTAACTAGGTGACATGGCTAGAGAAATTATTAGGTCAGCACTCCGAACTCGAAAGCCCGACTAACTTTTGGTTATGGGGTGGGTTAGCTTCGATAAGTGCGATAGTCAAGGACAATGTATGGATAGACCGACAGATTTACAATCTCTACCCGAACATTTACGTGATGTTCCATGCAGAGAGTGGATTGAAGAAAGGTCCACCCATCAGTATGGCGAAACAGTTAGTGCGTGGTGTAGGTGGGACGAGGATAATTTCTGGTCGTAGTTCCATACAAGGCATTCTGAAGGAACTGGGAACAGCCCAGACTCAACCCGGCGGACGGGTGATTAACAAATCTACGGCATTCATTTGCAGTAGTGAGTTAACAAGTTCCATCGTCGAAGACAAAGTAGCAACAGATATTCTCACTGACCTCTATGATAGACAGTACAATATAGGGGAGTGGCGGAGTCTGTTGAAAATGGAGTCCTTCAACTTAAAGGACCCCACGATCACTATGCTAACTGCAACGAATGAGGCGCACTCCACTGACTTCTTTGGTAAGAAGGATCTACATGGAGGTTATTTCGCCAGAACATTCGTCATCTCTGAGAACAAACGTAATAGAGCTAATAGTCTGATAGCTCCACTGAGGAATCCACCAAAGTATTTAGAGGCTGTCGAGTATCTAAAGGAACTAGATAAACTAAAGGGTCCATTCGCTCCATTGGCGATGCAGGAACCAAGTGACGAATACTATATTCCTATAGTGGAAGCCGAGACAGGTGAGACAAACTACTTCAATCGTGCAGGTCAGGTGTATCAGGAGTGGTATGAGGACTTCATTGTAACCATTCAGCATCAAGAAATTAAAGATGAAACTGGTACATTGAATCGATTTGGTGACAGTGTATTGAAGGTGGCGATGCTTATCGCACTTAGTAAAGAGCCGAAACTAGAGATAGATGAGGACTCGATGCAATTGGCTATCAATTACACAGAGAAACTCGTAGGTAACGTGAGGGAAATGACCTATGGTAAAAAGGGTCTATCCGATTCGAAAGGAATTAAGCAGCTGATTATCGCGGAATTACTCGGCAGGGGTGGACATCAGATTTCTCGCCCTATGCTACTGAAGAAGATGTGGGCGCATTACAAGGATGCCACAGAATTGGATGAGATTATGATCTCATTCGACCAAGCGAAGATGATACGAACTGAGACGATCGGAAATCAAATCGTGTATACCATGAATGAGAATATGGTCGATGATTTGAAGCGTATGTACGCAGGTAAATTCAAATGATGTCCCCTGATTGCAGTTCAGGACTGCACGAACACTGTATTCCATGTGACTGTGGATGTCACCATCAGGGCTTGCAGAAGGAACTACTTGATCTGATTACACTAATGCCTGATAGTCAGACTCAAGAGATTATCAATTACATCACTGAACTTCGTGCAATCAGGAAACGTCGAGATGATAATTCCAGTTCCTACATTCAACGAACCTGAACCCATCGAACTACCATTCAATCATTACAGAATACAACAATTCATGGATATCCAACCCTGGAAGTGCGTACAATGTCGATTAGTAAACTTCGGCCATAACAAAGTCTGTGCGAATTTCCAATGTAGGACTAGTAGACCGGCAGATTTCAAGGAGAGAAGACGATGAATAAGTGGGAAGTACCTTTACCGAAGTTGAGTAAGTATCAATGGGCGGAAGTTGCAAATGAGGTATGCAAACTTCCGCCCATCTTTTGGGAATTTCTTAACTTGAGATCACCAAAGCTCACCACCCTTAAATAACCAATCATTCTCAGGTGCAATGAACCGACCTTGAGATTCCCCCTTCTCGTAAGTCTGTGTACCCATTCCTGCTACTACTGGAGCCATTAGTGGTAACAGGGATGGGTCTTCGTTAATCATCTCCGTCATATCCCCAATTACCAACGGCACAAACAGTTGCATCGTTCTGTCCTTCACATGGAAGGGCTGATACTTCGATGCAAATGCCAAGTCATTAGCGAACTTAGCGATTGGATGTAGCTTATTGGTTATGAACCTCTGAGCTACAGTACCTCTCGTTTCAGCTCTATATCCCTGACCTAATTCAAAGTCTGCCTCTGATGAACCTGATGATGTGGTGTGTCCACTCAGTAGTCTAGAAAATGCGACTAGATACTGTTGGAATCCACCCGCCGGATCGAGGCGCGTATTACCAAATTTAATCTTACCGAAGTCAGCACTGTTCGTATCCCCTGATACTTCAGCTCCTCCAGCCTTAGCTAACATACTAACAGTACCCCATGCAGCGGCAGTCGATAGTGCAGCCTTCATGTATTGCTTACGCACCATTGGAGGGGCCATCATGTAGGTTGCAGGATTCAACATCCTCATACGTGATGCGAACAGACGTGGTGAGAAGAGGGTATTCGTCAGGAGTTCAGCATTCTTCTCCAGTGAATACTCTTTCAGTCCGAAACTACCACTCTCATTAGTTCCGGGTAATGCAATCTTCAGTGGTCCACGTCCAGTAGCAGTATTCACGAAATCTGCAATTTTCTTCGCAAGATCCTTGTTATGGAATGGATCTAATTCCATTGCCTCTACTGGACTGAACTTCTGTTTCATCAGTCCCGGCCGCGCATAGCCTGTTTCAATAGCCCCTGCTGCCATCCTCTGAGCATCCTTCATTAGTGACTCAAAGGTATCTGCTCTCAATTGGTTTAGGAAGGCAGTATAGGCTCTATTACTAGCCCTCACACCCCTACCTAATGTACCCTTATAGAGTGCTTGAGCACCAGGAATTGCCTTCAGGAAATCCCCTGTTTCAGCCCATTGAGATGCAGCAGCTTCCTCTCTTCTAGTAGGCACAGAAGAGATGTCACTAAGTTTCATACCTGCTTTATGGGCATCAGATGGAATGAATTTATTTGTTGCATCATCCCATCCTGATTGGAATATTTCCCTTGCTTTAATGTCACTTAAACTCTTCTGAAATGCTTTCTCAGATCCCAATGCTTTAACCATTGGAATCCACGCTTTCCACCAGTGTTTAGTTGCAATGAGTGGAAGTCCTTGACGTAGTGGGGCTGATAAGTCAAGTGTAGTAGTCAGTCCTCTTGCTAAGTTATATGCTTGAGAAATGATACTAGGTTTCTTCTCTTCCTTGGACATTGCTGTTAATAGTTTTTCGGCTCTCTGCTGCTGGGAAAGAACTCTTCCTCCAGTGTTTCCACGACTGTAAGAAACTCCTTCCGGTCCTTCGGCTGTAGGGTCAAGGCGAGATTGCGCTCGTTTGATAAGATCAACTGTAGTGTCTCCTCTCCCTCTGACCTCAAGATGTTGCTGTAATAACTTCTGTAATTCTGGAGAGTATTGCCCATCCCTGCCGGAGATGGCTGCGATGATCGCATTTCTGGCATTTAACTGGTCCTCCAAATCCAACTTACCATGTACTTCCATCAGTTTATAGGTGAATTTATCACCCTCTACACGGATGATGTTGTGAGTAAATTCATGCATCATAGCATGAACTAATAGTTGAGCCGCCTGTCGAGGATTCTTAGCCTTTGCTAATGCATTGAAGATATTAATCATAACCGCGTGTTCCCTAGCACCTTTAGGGGAACCTTGGTTAGGAAGGTTTATTCCTGCAATATCCGTATCATGTAGTAGAATCCCATGCTTGGAAGTTCTTCCAATTTGTTCAGTTGGAAACAGGGTATCTAACTTGTCTAATACACCTTTAAATACCTTATTGAATTTAATGATGATAGGATTGTCATTCAATCCCTGAATCTCTTCAGGTGTATATCGATCACCTGAATCGTGTAGTACGAAGTCATTCGGAGTACCATCAGATTGAGTAGCTGGTACAGAACTATCGTATGCGTCCTGAAGATCCTTCTTAATTGCTCTCTTTGTAGCAATATCTAGATCCTGCTTAACGATAGCATCTACTTCTGCTACTCCATCCTCTGTATTACGTACATATGATGGTGCCTCAAAATCTCCCATCTTTGGAGATGGACCTAAATCTAATGTTCCGGGGGTTTCTTCATTTGCACCCCTACTCCAAGGTAATTCTAACTGTCCCTCTTGTGGGATAGCCGCATCCCATGCACTGGTTGAACGTGGTCCCAACTTAGGAGCTACACTTCCTAATGGCCCATTCAATTCGGGCATATTAGGATACTGTGCATCCTGACCACTCTGTCTACGTGCATGTTCCTCTGCAAACCATCCGGGTTCACCGGGTTTCTTTGGTGCAGATCGAACTTGTTGTATATGATTCTCAAGTTCTTGAAACATCCGAGTATAGAGTTCAAGTTCTGTAGTATTACCACTTTTACGATGGTAATTAATTCCTTTAGCTATAATCTGAGCATACCCCACAAGTTCATCAGTATCATTCACCTGTTGCATTGTCTCTACAGCTTGGTCAAATATACCATCAAGTTGTGGAGGCGGATCACCTTGTGGTGGAGCAGGAGTAGCAGGAGGGGGTCTATAATCTGGTCCTACAGGTTCACCATACTTATCCAGAGTTGCACGCTTCACCAAACGCGCTTGTACCATCTCACCACCTTTCAATTGGTAGTCGATGGTTGGTGCGCCTTTAGTAGCTGTCGCATCAGTAGGAATTACACTTCCATCAGGTAACTCATAGTGATCCATCCCCGCTCGTTGTGGGGGAGTGAATGGAGCTACATTACCAGTGGATTCAGTAGGAGCGCGTGTGTATCTACCCTCACTAAAAGGGTCTACGTTCTCTCCATCCTCACCACCAGTATCACGAGCGAATGCAGGTTCATTTGCAGGGTCAGGACCAAATGTAATAGTCCCATTTACTTCATCCTTACTGATGACAACAAATCCCTGTTTCTTTAATGCCCTGATTTTAGCAGGATTTCGTTCTAAATCGGCTCTCTTGAGTGTTAATCCATTATCTGCATTGAATCTAGTGACACCGCCTAACTGACTGGGCGGAGCACCTGATGGGGCAGTAGGTGGTGGTACATCTGCTGGCATAGCATTAGGCTGACCACCCTTTAATACAAGAACCGGCTTATTACCTTCCGGAGTTTTAACAGTCTGACCAGAAGGTACATATCCCTGTTGCTTCTGAATCTCAAAGTCAGTGGCATTAGAATACACCACATACTGAGGTAACCCTGATGTGGGGGCTGGGGCTGGGGCAGGAGGTGGAGCTACAGGTGGAACTTCTGGTGGTAACACCCCAGCAGGAGGTGGAATACCTTCTAATGCCGCAGCCGGTGGTCTATCTGAAGCGAATGGAGCAGTTAATGGTGCATCCTCTGGGAAATCAGTAATATGCTGATCATCCACCAAGAAATTCTGCTGCATAGGCTCTTGGAAGAGTGGTCCATATTTAGGTGGTATGCCCGGACCACCCTGTCCAGTTGCGAATCTCCCTGCCGCACTCCTGTATGGGCCTAAATTTAAGTCCATCTGAGTAGGCTGATTTACATCCATACCGAAATCTATGGATGGCTCACTCACTGAAGGAGGAGGTATACCCGCTAATAGATTCTCTCCACCCTGAGGAGGCATAGATCCCTCAAAAGGTAACCAATTAGGTGGATATGGTGTACCGGGTGGTACATTTGGAGCAGGAGGCGGGGGTGGTACATTAGCGATAGCAGCTAATGCCCCCGGAGTCTGTCCAGCCCCTACTGGCACTGGTGGAACTACTGGAGGAACTACAGGAGGAGGAGCATTATTCAATGCCCTACCGTGGAATCCTCCAATACCAGCACCTAATCCGAAGCCAGTGACTGCACCACCTCCGAGATTAGCCATGTATTCAGATGCAGGTGCATCTAATGAACCTGTCTGTGCCCAATGTTGGAATGGTGTTCCAGCACCACTAACTACGGCACCTTCCAAGCCACTTCTAAGGCCCGTATTGAGCATGTACTTACCGATTGCACCTGCTCCCTTACCAACGAATTTAGCAGGACCAAGAATAGGTGGAGCACCACCTAATACAGTCTCTACACCAAATTCAGCTGGATTAAATTCCTTACCACTGTACCAATTTCCAAGTAAATTACCTACAGCAGCACCCGCTGAACCACCTGCCATACCCCCACCTACGGCACCCAAACCAAGTGCGGGAATACCAGCTAAACCACCTGCTAAACCACCTACTACAGCAGGGGTAGTGCGTAAAACCTGTTCAACCCACCAGTCTATACCGGATTGTGGTGGTGGTGGTCTTCTTTGATGAGAAGAGGAACGAGGAGGTGTATCCTCTACCCATCTGGGGACATCTTCTACCCACCTTGGTTCAGGCATTACTGTTCTCCCCAGGTTTGACCACCATCATATGAGTATTCATAGGTATTACCACCATCAGCAGTTCTACGCTTATTCTGGGGATTATCTGCGTCTGTATAGGTTCTATATGCTTTTGAAGGTGGGGCAGGTGTATTAACTGCTTTCCTATCCTTAATTCCCTGTAATTGAGCTTCTAATTGCTGACGCTGGCTACCTCTTACATTTGGATTTTTGAGAATTTCATTAATTTCAGCTTCTTTCTTTGTATCAGTAGCTCTAGTATCAGTGATACCCCTCAACTGATTCTCAAGACTAGCTCGTCCACGAGGATCTAGTTTTGGATTCTTTAAATCTTGTTGAAGCTGCTGTTCTCTAGTTAATTTAGGTGGTGCAGGTTCAGTTGGAAATGATGTTTCCATTGACTGGTCAAATGCATCTGGAGGAGGAGTGGTATCAGCATTGTCATCAGTATATGCCGTCCCACCACCTTCAATTGCATCGATCTGAGCGCGTAACTTATCATACTTCGCTTTTTTAGCAGGATCGACTTCACTCCAGAATCCGAATGGTTTCTTAGGTGGAATTAACTTCCAATGTCCATTTACAGTAGCAGGAGCTTCAACGAATTCCGCTGTATCGGGGTCATCTAATGCTTTAACTAGAACCTTCTTTCGTTGTGCTTCAAATTCTGCCTCTGGTGTAGTCCCTGCCCTTCTACCACCGGGATTAGCAGGATTGTAACCTGGAATTGCTTCCTTAGTTGCAACAGCTCCCTGATTCTCAAGTCGCTGAAGAGCCATCCGACCATCTTGCCTATATTTTTCTAATTCAAGAGGAGAGAAAGCAGTATTTTCATCAGCAACGTAAGTAGAACCATCTGGCCTAGTTGCAATCAATCTATTTCCATTTCTTACAAATTTATATCCAAGTCTCCAGAGTGCTTCAATTTCATTCTTCTTCTCTCGAATTGTAGCATCGGATTCATTCTTCTCTTCAGTAATTCTAGCCCTATCCCTATTATTTCGTTCAATTTCTTCAGCTCTTAATCGAGCCGTTTCATTAGCCTGTTCCCAACGACGATTATTGACCTCATTGGTTACAATTCCACTAGCTAATGTACGTTCTTGAGTATTGGCAGTATTCTCCAGTGATGCACCCTGATAGAATGGTTGGGCTTTATCCTTCCAATCAGACATTGCGCGATTGTGAGGCGCGTACATCACATCTTCTTGCAGTTTAGGATCAATACTCCTTGGACCTACTCCAATACCTGATGCTACGATGGTACGTAACAAACCGGGTTCTTGACGTTGGGGAGCGTTATCTAGTAATCCTCTAAATCTGTCCCTATCTACGGTAGATGGAGTATATAATTCATCCATCATTCTTCTCAGGTCCATAGTAGGTTCGGTACCATCATTAATTGGACGTGATGGAATTGTATTCGCTGCCCTATCTACATCTCGTCCAATGAATCCAGCGTCAACTTCAGGTTCCTGCAATGGACCCATGAAATTAGGGTCTGAACCCATCTGAGGTATAGGATTCTGTCCCATCTGTTGTTGTGGACTTACTGGAGGTTGTTCATCAGGATTAGGCATTCCGTAGTTATCAAATAGGGTCTTACGACGTAATGCATTAATGTCCATCTGTGGGTAGTAGGCAGGAGGAAACATGATTAACCTCCCACCGGGAACTTGATATTCTTATTCAGAATAGGCTGTTGCGTCCCACCTGATGTATATCCACCATCAGGCTGAACTCCGCCATATTGTGGGGTAGCCGGCTTCTTCTTAAAGTATTGTTCTAACATACCAAGAGCAGGATTCACATAACCCATTGCATCCTGAATATAACCCTTAGTATTCTCATACTGGCCCGGATTCTGTTGAGCCTGATTCTCGTGGCCGATATAGGAGGAACCTTGTTGACCACTTTGGGCTATAGCATTGCCAAGCTGATTGCTAAACATATTAGCCATTCCAGGAGTAGTACCATATAGTGAAGACATACCCTGAAGCGCATTCAGCTTATTCCCCTGATTAAACTGATCTGCCTGCATTCCCATCTGAGCATTGAACTGATTAGTCTGCATTTCTGCACCTAATCTCTGGCCTTCAATGTTTGACATCCCTTGCATACCCTGAAGCTGATTACCGATACGATTCGTATCAATTCCAGCCATCCCACCGTATCCAGCTAATTTATTTCGATTTCTTGAATCGACAATTCCAGCTTCTACATTCTGAAGCGCGTCTGCACCTGCCTGACCCTGTTCTCTAGCCATTTTGGCGAGTGTAGCAGTCGCATTAGGTGAGTATCCGCCCTGTAAACTCCTCTGCCGACCTACTTCTCTCTCGGCATTTCCATAAGCAGCCCTAATAGGAGACACGCCACGAGAGCGGAGATTAGCAATATCAGATGGGGAGTATCCACCTGTTTCACCGAACCCTTTGTATCCCTGATAAGCGTCGTTAGTAGGAATATCATATCCACCCGTTTTGCTCATCCCTTCAAAGTCACCATATGACTTGAATGGATCTGAATAACTAGATGATCTAGCCATGATACCCGGACTATTCATCATGGACCCATATCCGCCCATGATTTTATTGTAGTCTCGGTTACCAGACTCCATCGCACCGCCGAATCCCTTACCCAATTCATTGATATAAGGGTCCATTTGACCCCTGAATCGGGAGGATTCGTCTAAAATACGATTTTGAACACGTCCGCGCTCATCATTCGCACTGACTTTATAGATGTCAGTGTTGGCAGCAGGAGATGTGTTCTGTGACCACGCACTTCTAGGAGCTGCCTTGGGTTTAGTCGTAGCGGGAGGTTTAGTTGCCATGTTGCCTCGCAGATAACTGCATCCAATCTAATGTTTCCAATGCATTCCTACTGGGTGTACCAGTTTGCCACGGAACTCCCGCTATGTAATTGTATATCAGGTCGTATTCTTGCATAGTGAGCTGTAACTGACGACTTCCTTCAGTCTTCAATTGTCTATCAGGCTCACCATTAACCATCTTCTTACCACATGGCTTCAATTCGCTGATTCCTTCGAATTTCTCGAAGATAGCCACTTCAGTACGCAGGATTTGCATACCCTTCTTCTCTTGCATACTACCGCCCAAGATGAATCCTACAAAACAGAACTCAAATCTTGTCTTTCCACGGTCATCTTCAAAGTTTAGAATCATGATGTCTTCTGACAGAATAATACGTCAATAAATGGTGGCATATGATCTGTAAAACCAATTCCACCAGTTGCTCCAATTGCTGCAGCATTCTGCACAGTGACTTCGTGTGAGTGATTTCCACCACCTACAGTATTTCCACCGAATGATGCACCAAAGTCATGTGAGTGCGCGTAATATGGAGCAGTGAAACTACCACCCGCATCAGCTCCAGACGATCCACCTAATGAATCACCTGTCCTACCAGCGATGGAACCATTGAATGGATGTGTATGATCTCCACTTAATGTAGTGACTCCAGGTCCGTGACCGTGTGCTGGAATTGCAATATCATGAGTGTGATTATGATATGAAACACCACCCATCACACCATAAGTAGGACCACTCTTGAGGAACCTTCCATCCCAATTTACACGAGTCCATCCGGGTGGACATGGACCTGCACTAATTACAATTAGTCCAAGTGGAAATGGATCGACCTGAGGAGGAAATGGAATAGTTGCCCATGTATTGTCACCACGGAGAAACGTAGCAGTAGTAGGCGCCCCATTTCCCATTCGTGCCGTATGAATTAATCCACTAGCAATATTAGATCCATTTAATGCTGTAATCTGAGCACCATTACCTATAAATTGTCCTGTTGCATATATGGTATGTGATGCAAATTGACCATTTGTAAGAAAATTATAACTAGCCTGAATCGTTCCCGTGTCAGTAAGAGATTCAATTCTATATGATCCATCACCATAACATACAATTCTCCAAACTCTTTGATTAACTGGAGATGTAGATGCTGTGAATCCAAGGAGAGAATTTCCTCCTACAATTTCACTTCCTGAACCTAATGTTTGAGGTGCAAAGAAGTTATTGATATTCTTGAGTGCAACGTTGCTAGTTAATCGATTATCTGGTAGGATTCCTGTTGTGTCAGTGAGTGGAATGGTTGGAACTACACTCGGTTCACCAGCAGTTGATCTGACATATCCTGTAGTGAATGCATTAAGCGCGCGTGCATTAGTTAATCCCGCAAATGGTTCTACAACCCAGTATTTAGCTGCCGCTACAGCTGCACCAGCAGGACCAGATGGACCCGGTGGACCTACGGGACCAGTAGCTACGGGATTCCATATAGGAACCCATTCATTAGTAGCAGGATTCGGTCCAGCCATTTACGTGGGTGTATCGATACCTGCGAGTGAATTCCAGAGAGTCAGAATCTGTGACTGTAAATCAATATCTGCCATCGTACAGACTGAAGTCTTAGTCTCCTCATCATATGTAGTGGATGCTACCACATTGACTCCCATTACAATCTGTGGGCCAGCTTGAGTAGCTGCCTGATGAGGAGTTCTCACCACTGATTGAGCGAATATTGCCCTTTCCTGATGGTAGGGCGTATTACTCGGCTCACTTAGGATTGTACTGCATACGAAGGATAGCATCGCAGTGACACGTTCCATAAATCCACCCGGACCCGTGTCTCTAGTGAGTGCCATCTGTTGAGTTGACGAATCAGCCATTTACTTCCTCTCTATTATGCGATTGGAAATGCGATATTTCCTGCGATTGTATGAGTGCCTGCTGGAATTGCTGTTAATGCTGCATCTCTATAAAGATTCAAATTTTGTCCACTTGGAGCCGATTGTGCAAGTCCATTATAAGTATCTATAAGAAAAGGAGTTGCTGTATAAGTTGCATTTCCTGTATACCCAGCAGGTAACTGTAATCCTAAATTAACAGTACTAGCACTAGTTACAATTACTAAATAAAAACAAATAATCATAGTTTTACCGATAAGTGTATATTGACATCCATTATTAGCCTGTATCGTAACTGTTCCTGCCCCGGCGAATACAACTGGATTCAATGCAGTCCAGTATCCCATCGGAGTAACACGATTGGCTTCATGATACCATGCATTAGTTTGAATGGCGCCATTACGATAAAATCCTATTCGACCAACTACTGCAGTTTCAGCATCAGTAACTGCATCAAATAAAAGTTGCTGACCTGTATTTAGTATTCTGAATTTACGTCCATCAGCGACTTGAGCGGTATCATTAAATACAATACCAGGACTAGCCAATGCAAGATGCTGACTTTGTGTAAATATATTAACTTTATCTTTCTGGGCTACATTTCCATTTACTCCATTTACAGTTAGATTTCCATAAAAAGTTGCATCTCCGTTACGTAAAATTCGTAACGGAGTCGAGACTACGGCATTCTCAGCATCATTAGTTGCTTGGATATAGAATCCACCTGAATTTGCATAGATTTCCCACTTCTTCTGGTCTAGTGGTTGACTAGTTACAGTAAATTGAATTAACGGACTGAGTGGAGATGCGATATCAATTGCCGCGAATCCATCTTTAGTGAATGTATTTCGTTGAGTGAATATATTAGTTAGATTTACCCACGCTGCACCCTGAATCTGATCACCACCGCCCGGTTCATGCGTAGTATGGTGGACTATACTACCGGGAGATGAACCTGGCCACGGTTCTGGAGGTGTTGTAATACCATCTTTCGTACAGACATAGGTGATTCCATCAGGACCAACTACTATGTCACCGTCATTATACGTGTTTCCAGGGACATAATCACCCAGATACTCTAAATCTGTATTTCCACTCGCTAATGCGTTAATTACTCGTTTATTAGGAGCCGTATCGTCGAATGCAACATTAGTTCCAGGGAGTAATTGACGTGAATTTGGTAATGTTCCAACTTCATTATCTGAAGTAATGAATGTAGCTGTCTGATCTAGGAGACCATTGATGATATTGTTGATAATATTAATACTATTAGTAATATTATTAACTACATCACCACGTTGGAATTCCAACTCTTCTAATCTCTCTAATAGGATTTGAATTGTTTGATATAAGGCATTATCAGTCACCTTGGACTGTGCCAATATCTTCTTCAAATCGAGGAATTCTGTTGGCTTATCTTCTGATCTGAATGCCATGATTAGGAACCAGGATAAGATGTGAAAGTAGATTTAGAGTAAACTACGATTCGTTGAATTCGAAATGATTCATTAATTCCAGTTGTCTTAATTTCAAATGCTGAACGTTGACTATTGAAATTCACCAATCTAGTTGGAATGATTCGATTCTGTTTCTCTAGTTTGAATGGAACTAGTATCTTTCGAATCACATCATCTAATGTATAGACTGACATGAGTAATTGACCTGCTCCATACGCACGCATCCGAATTGCTGCAATGTGGGATACATTATCTCCCGAACTACCTTCACTCGTTACAGCCCCTAATGGCATGACTATTCTCCAATCATAGCTGTACGAATGGTTGGATCAGGAATCTTCTTTAATATTTGATTGTAAGTGTCTCTCATCTGTCGTCTATTAGGTTCAATGTAATAGATTCCAGACAAGTCCTGAAGTGGACATTGGATGGCTATTTCAAATAACACTCGTCCATTATATTCTATTTGATAGACCCCGTTTACTAACGCGGGAGCAAAATTACTTAACCGAATTAAATATGGTGTAGGAATGGCTATGAGAAATGTAGTATAAACTCCACTTAGATTCTTTAATTTCAGACCATCGTCACCAATTAAATTCGTTCCAATGATATCAAGATATAGAAATGGACAGGTTACAGATACTGTTGAAACTGTCATTGTTCCGCTCCGAAAATGACTTTATTAGCTTCAATTAAACATACTGAACTGATTTTTGCGTCAAATATCCATTTCGCCCACTTAATATTCTTCGCATCCATTCCATTACTGTAATCTGCATATAGAACTATATTTTGGAATAATGGAGGTAGTGTAATGTAGATCTTTTTACCGATTGAATCATTAGCGATTTGAATATAATGAAAGCTATTTCGTACCAGTGAAGCCCAAAAGTCCTCAATCTTAAATGTCATCTCAGGTCTGGTGTATGTGCCATTAAATAACATCAGACCAGACCAATCAGTGATTAGAAGGAAATCTGTATTCACACCACCAGAGTCAAGGACTGATGCGATGCCATGTACAGGCGCTCCAACTCCTTGATCTAATACCTCTTCGGCCCATGTCGATGGCTCATCGAAGTTGTCTGAATACGCGTAAGTGCGTGTTTTCTTAAATAGATAAAGAATGTCACGGAATTCCTGACAATTAGTCAAAGGAGTTCCATCTGGTGGAGTGACGATTAATCCCTCTACTTTACTAATTGCTTCAGGTTCTCCGGGTGCTGAAACTCGTGCGATTGACCGATTGTCAGTTTGAGCCGTAACTACACGAGTGCGACGTCTTCCTCTGATTTCACCAGCTCTCAGTGATTCTACTGTACCAGTCTCACCTACAACCACGAGTCTGGAATGGTAGGTATTGAGGTTTACACCTGCTGGAATTTGGGTGAAATTATCAACTAGATGCGATGCATCCGAAACTAGGTCTGAATCGTAATAATTGATTTCTTTTGATGTATCTGTGTTATTATCAATTACTCCACCCGGAATGAAGAAATATTGATACCCATTCTGGTCACCATTATAATTAACAATTTCCTTAGTTGATACTAGATGACGTTTCTTAACGTGTGCATCAGGTGAAACTGGAATATTGTAGACCTTAATGGTTCTAGTTGTACTAACGTATGTTTGACCACCAAAGAATCTAGGTCCGGGTGCAGTTAAATAGCCAGTATCAGTCTCGTATACTACACCGATTAGATGAAATCCTAAGTCAGCGAATCCACTTTTAGTTAACTGAACAACTAAAAGTGCGTCCGTCATTGGAGGCGGAAATACTCCAGGTGTATATGGAGGCCATATAGCAGGATTAGCTAATATAGACTCATCTGAAATATTTAATAACACTTCAGTTGTAGTATTATCATTAATATTTAAGATAGTATAATAAGTATAAATAAGAGGATCAGGATTAAATTTCTCAGGTGGAATTGCAAGAGTCATTTGGATATTACGTGAAGTAACACCCGCAGGTCCAATTGGAATGCCGGTTAATTTAATTTGATTCTTTCCGGGTGAATTGACGATTCTAAATACTTCAACGCTAAGTGCAGGCGTAGTATTCGGACCCGGAAGTCCTCCATTGTATGTAACTGCAATGGAATGGATACCTTCAGTTGTAATTCCTTCAATCGTAGAATTGTATGCTAATAATGGTTTCAAGTCACCATTAGTAGGTGGCGGCCCGGCAGCTCTACGAGCAGGAGTAAGTCCATCTCCACTATAGACATGTACATACTCGTCTTTCAAACCAAGTTCGTATGTTTGACCTGAATTATCAACGTATGTCTTGAATGGAGTGATATACGCGCGCCCGGCAATAGCCACGAATCCGAAATCAGTTGCTTCAGGAAATGTTGCAATTAGAAATGGAATGGCGTTAGGCTTAGTAATGTGATAAATCTTACCACCTTGATTCATTACAAGGAGGGATTGACCATTTTGCATTACATAATTGTAAATTCGTAGAATTCCACTTAAATTTACACCAGAATTCTGCCATTGATTGAGTGGATTACGTGTTTCAACTCCAGACTCGAAGTATTGAACGTTATCTGCAACAGTTAGATGGTCTGATGGACATGACTCATCATCACCCCTATCCCAGAGGCCATTGAAAGTTTCAATTACGAATGGTTGATGTCCTCTAACTGTCATTAGTTAGTACCAGATGAACGTGAATGGAATTTTAAAACCTGCAGGACCATTATGACTGATGAGCATTGGCCCTCTAATAATTTCAACCATAGAAAGTACCGATGGTGCAGTTGGATGGTAGACAATTGTAGCGTTATCTGGACCCTGATTACCTTCTAAGATAATATTATATCGATGAATATTATCTCTAGGTGGAACTACTATGATACCATTCATAATAGTTCCATCAATTGGCATGGGATTGACTACTGGTTGATAACTACCACCGATTACTACTTGTGTATAGACTACAGCAGGAGAGTTTGGATTCTCAACATGGTACACCTGATCCGCATTGAAATCTCCCAGCATTTGGAGATGGATACGGATAATTGATCTAGTAGACATCTTAATAACCCCTCGACTTGTATCCAGCGCGGAATGGTCTGTGACGAGTCATTATCTGTTGTCTACCCTTGTTACTAATGCCAATGATTCGTTCTAACGCCATTTCTGCTTGCTCATTGAGAATACCCGCACGTTGAGAGTCTTCACCAATGAATTGAGCACATAATGCTGCAGTCTTGAAAGAAAGGAAGGAGTTAGCATTTGAACTACCGATAACTCCTTCCGCATCTTTAACTCGTCGAATTGGTTTACAGGTGTATTTTAATTGAACTTCTTTAGTTTCATTAGCCCCATTCGGATTGAATAGAAGTCTTTGACCAAAGTAAACCCAATATGAGAGTGAACCAGTTTGGGGAAGGATGTCAGGAAATTCTCTACGCGGTAGTGGTGTGTATGCCACGTTCTGACCGCGTGTCCTTTCCCCAACTTCCTGAATCTCAATGATATCAATTGGAGGATTGAGAATCTTATCCTCACCTGGATACACTACAATTGGTTCGGATAAACGATTAGTAATAGCAACATTCGCTTCTTCCAAATGTTCATTCAGTTCTTCAATTGCCATATTAAGATACGGCAATACTGCCATGAATGTATAGTCAGTATAAGCAGGATCATTCATTAGTGCTGCAACATTTACCATCACCTCTACGGCACTTAAATCTGCAGTACTAATAGCCATGATTTACCTACTTATTCCGCGATTCGTTAATCAGCTGTCGATACTGACCTGTGAGACCCCAATATTCACTAGTCAGAGGAACATTGGATTCTAGACCACCGTGGTCTTTAAGAATCTTTCCGATCTTTTGAAGCAGTTCTGTCCGTTCCTTGTTCTCGCTTGGTGGCTCGATCTGCCGCTCCTTCAGCAGATCCTCTGCTTTCACCGGCTGCTGAGAGTCTTGTGGCTTCTGCTCCACCATCAATCCGCCCTCGGTTTTCGTCTTGTTTGGTTCGCTCATTGGTATCCTCCACAGGAACTGACGTAATTGACACAGTGAAATCGTTGTTACCAGTGCTGCTAACGTTAATCGTCTGGACTTGAACTAAATCATAGAAACCCGTGCTTCCATCACGATTAACGACTTCAACCACTTGCTTCTTCAGACGGAATGTAATCTCCTGAATTCCATCTGAAAACAACAGTGTACGTCTACCCGGTCCAGTAACACCATCGATAGCTGCGACATTTGCCATGATATCTCCTATTGAGCGAATGTAAGACCCAGTTCCTTAGCTTTAACAGGATCAGCAATTGCCTTACACGTCTGACAGATTGGAAATGTAGGATTCCGTAGTGAACCACATGCGACACATCGAATGAGTTCCATCGTCTGAATGTCGCCTAACCACGGTTTGTTGGTGATATTCAATTCCTTACATGCCAAGCGCGCATCATCACTGATAGAAAGTGGATTACCATTAGTACGACTCCACAGAATATCAGCGACTCGAATCAGTTCAAAGTACCACTTCTTCTGTGTAGCTTGGGCCTTCAAAAGGAGTGGCATATATTCCTTCTTCAGTCTTTCTCTATCCACTTCACCGGGTACATAGAAGATTCCCGGCATCATGTCCGACATATTGCACGCCAATAATCCATTGCAATAATCTTTAACAATGGAATCAGCAACCTGGATACTTGATACAGGGATTTCAAGCAGTGGCTGATTCTCATCTACCTCACGCCACCAGCTAGAAGTTCCCACCACTAGAATTGCCGGTTTCTCAAAGCTACCGGGTGGAATCTCAAATACTCCCGGTTGAATCGTAATCTTCCGTTCATGAATATATTTCGGAAGAATTGATACAACAGTGGATTTATCTAATGGATTGACTGCCGCTCGGATAGTACGACGATTGGCTGGTGCAAACCCTGGAAATTCACCTACTAATGCCATTATTCTGATTCCTTCATGGGATGAAATCCCGCAACACCCTCTTTGTAAGTGAGAGCATCACCTACTTGAGTCTCGTTTCCGAACAGTTCTTCTTGTAATTTATTGATTCTCTCTTCACGCACTTCAGGGTCATTCTCTGTATCGATGTATTTCCTTAACGACTGTTTACCGAGAGCCGCGTACAGTACATCAATCACTAATTTCGCAGCATCGAATACTGGAGGGAGTGGATTTCTGGATGAGTCACAGAATGTCCAAATTGGTTCATAACTTAATTTACTATCCGGTAGTTCCCTCTGTTGAAACTCAGGAATCTCTACCAGACGTTCCAAAACATAGAAATCTTTGAGATACGGATATTTATGGACTAAACGGACAGTAGAGTACAATAACTGCACCCCACTGTCCGTCACATCCACCAATCGATTCTCTAACTGTTCGTTAGCCCACACTACTCTGAATATAGCTTTCCCAGTAGCCGTATCCATTCCGTAGTGATCGACTAAACGTTGGTTAAGAGATTCGATTGATTCCATTGTACTGTCTACTTCGTCGGCGGAACTGGAGATGGAGATGGTCTATCTCCACCCTGTCCACTCCCCGGTTTATCAGTCCCGCTACCACTTTTATCAGGCGCACCGCCACCCTTACCACTCGGCTGTTCGCGCTCACCCTGTGTAGGTTCAGGCATTTTATTCTCCTTACACTCCAGAGTTAATACACCACGTACCCTGCGAACGAACGTACACCATGAAAACAGCCCTATTCACAGCAGCAGTAATACCAACTGCGATATTACCTGATGCTCCGAGAACAATAGGACCATTCACTGGCACCAGAACCAAGAACTGCGATTGTGCAGAACCAAGTCCCGGTAGGATAGTATTGATTTGAGTTGAACCCGTTACTTTAACAATGTCAGTTTTAACTGTAATTGTTGCAGCAGATGGTACGGTCGATTCGGTTAACTTGCTTACGCTACCAGGAATCATCTCAGTCCTCCTCCACCTTCGAGATGAATGTGGGTGCTGGAATATAAGGGTGTAATATATCCAGCACCCACCATATCATCCAATCAAATTAACCGACCGGATGATACTTCGCTTGAGCGGGATTATAGACTACTAAAACGACTTCACCAACGACTGAAGCCTTTGCAGTCTGAATATTCCCACCCGCAGCCAAACCAGCAGTTCCCGCGAACAGGAATGCCAGCATGTGTCCGAAAGGAACAGGTGGCGTAATCGTAGTGATTGCCACGTTACCTGACAGGATAGTGAGGAATGTAGTAGGAGCAACAGTCGCCGCTGATGCCACAGTAGCACCACGGGGAGAAGTTGGACCCTGTACAGTCTGAAGTTGCGCCCAATCCGATTCTGTAATAGGCATTATTATCTCCTAGTAACCAATCGGAACTGCGAGGTTATCGATGTAGCTGCAAGCAGCAGGATTGGTCACGAACGTCTGCATACCCACAACCATGTAGAAAATCTCGGCAGCGGCTACACCACCAGACGGTCCACGGATTTCGAAGATTTTCCTACCGTCGGTTGTATAGAATCCGATGGGAAGAATCTCTGCCCTGCCCCAGACTTCGTCCAGAATGAAGTCAATACGAGTCTTATCCCAGCTGTAAGAGGGCTTAACACCTGCTCCAGCCAGTTGCATATTGTCTCCGAAATACATATTCAGACCTTCACTCTTCGTGGTCTTCTGAATAGTGGAAACAAGCTGCCCGATTTCCTCGTATGCCGCCATCTGAGCGGGGTGTAACCATGCAGTAGGCTTGAAATTATGTTCAATTCCAACCCTATTGCCGATCTTATTCATAGCCAAACGTGGCAGAGGCAGTGTCATCGCCTGGCCTCCGGCGTTGACTCTGTTTGCTCTGATTTCTGGGGTGTTTGAACGTGAGAAGCCGAGCCACGTACCAGTGGATGCATTGGAATGATGGTATGGAACACCATACAATCCGGGCAGTGACGCTGGAGCCGACAGACCATTGGTGACAATCTTATCACCACCAATGATACCAGCAATCTGAGGAGTCAGACTGACAGTCTTATTCTCCACATCATACATGGTGATCTTCGCACTACCCTTATTGACTGTAAGAGTGGTATCGAAGACCTGAACGGTCTGGTCATAACGCATCAGACGCGCACCGAAACCATCAGTGGTAAGCGTCAGAACGTTGGAACCACCAGCCGGTGTATCAGTGGTGATAACACCAATGACACCATCTCCTGCCTGCATCATCTGACTATCGAGCTGACGACGCATTTCATCTAATGCCGTAGCTGTTAATCTCCTCACAGCATTGGTAATAGCCTTACGTGCATCATCAGTAGCCCACTGAGTCAACTTGGTGTACTCGATGTTCTCCGAGAGGAAAACACAGTTGAGTACAGCCTTATCGAACGTCGGCCCACCACCACGACCTAAGTCGCCACCATCCGGATTGAAATACTGGAATGAACCACCCGGACGCAGTTCCAGAGGAACACGCATCTGACGATGAGAAATCTTCTCCACATCACGCTTCTTGATGTGCGCGTAGAATTTATCATCACGCTCGAACAGCACACGAATCTTGGGAAGAACCTTCTCAAGTTCTGTAGCTGCTACTTGACTTTCAGTAACTGCCATTATAGCCCCCTAGTCCTTCATTAGATAATCTAACGAAGACATATTACTTGGAATTTCCTTTGCTGAACGAATTTTTCCACTAGGAGGGGCTGTGGATCTGCCATTTGAACTAATCGATGGACTCTTTTTAGGAGAGTCAAGAATATCTTCCCTACTAGAACGACTACCCATTCCCTTCAAAGCATTATTGCGTGCCGTTTTTATGACTGACGGCAACAGTGTTTTCGCTTTGGAGAGATAGGCTGATTTGATCTTATCCGTCGAATCTTTATCGAATCGTTTCTCAAACGCTTTAACCCATAGTCTGTCAAGTAACCCCCTGAAGCGCGTATCTCTCGAAATCAAGTCTTCAAGGATATTCATTGCCTCAGTAGTTGCATGACCTTTCACATAATCAGTCATCGACTCTTTAGGATCGATATGTTGACTGATAGTAGATTTCAATACATTATCAGCCTTCGTCTGAAGATCATCACGGGTAGATTCAAAATGTCCACGGAACCTCTGTTGTTCCTCATATTGAATCTGTTGTTCCCTATTCTGCTCTTCAGGTCTAACTTGTTTACCAAGAGTAGTAGGAGGAGTGAATGTCTGTGAACCAAATACAAATTGGTTCAAAACATTGGCAGCAGCCTGTAATGGCGCGCCCTGATCTCCTAGATTCCTACCTTCCTTGACCATTGTGATGATAGTGTCTTTAATGACATTACCAAGCACATGATAATACGCCTGTTGATCTACTTTCCTTAAAGCAGGAAGATAGTTGTCGGCAATCTTATAGAATGCCTCTTGACTCTCTGACTTTGCAGCGGCTAACATGGTGGTAATGTCACCACCCATCACCTGCTGTTCGACTGTATCTAGAATCCTAGCCTTCTCTGATGCAATTTTCGCATCCTGAATGGTAGGAAATGTTTCAGTGAACTGTTGCTCTCGATAGTATGCCTTCTCTAAGTAAGGAAAATCCTTGAATAGTTTCGGATACTTTGCGAGGATTTCCTTCCGTCGAACAGGAGTAGTGAGTTCTAAATCCTCTTCCTTCGGACCAGCTAATTCCTCTTCAATTTCTTTTAGTTCATCTACTTCCTCATCTTCGTCTTCATCTTTATCAGTATCGTCTGTAACTTCTCCAGACTTTTCCTTAACTCCCGTAATGTCGAGAGTCTCGTCTTCGGTTTCTGGCTCATTTAATAACTCCAGTGTTTCCAGATTATCATCACTTCCACCACCAGATCCCGCATCTTCTGGTGAGAGTAATGGATATTGAATTAAACTATTGAACAGTTGGTACACTTTCATCTCCTTGATTCATTTGAACCCCGGCATTGGGTTCTGGTGGTTGTTGTGCCGGTTCTTGGCCTCCCTCTGGAGGAGGCATCATCTGTTGCTGCATTTCCATCTGTTTCTGCATATCCATGTCTTTATGCATCTTCATATGGAGTAGGACATTTTCATATCCTGCAGGATTCTCTAGTTTCGCCTGCCTACCCGCATCTGATACAAGCCATCGACGACAGATATCAGCTTCAAGTGGATGATTGTCTACATCCATATCAGCTTCAACACTTGGTAGACGTTGAACAGGTGGAATCTGCTGACCCATCATTGCAGCCTGTTGCATCATCATGGGATCAGTTGGAATTTCAATAGGTTCACTGTTTACCAGTAGTTGAATCTCTTCGTATTGCTTAGTTCTGTCATCTTCACCTGGAATGATGTAATCTGTCAAGCCAATAGCTTTCTTCAGATATGGCAGATTCTCTGGTGAGGTGAGTGACTGTTGAATTCCTTCATTCTGAATCTGAAGGAGTTCCATAATAGCATCTTTCTGCTGATTCCAAGTAATCGGGAGATTTTCATTCGCTTCCAGTTCGATGGAACCGATTTTACCCTGTAATTCCGCCATACGCACAAATACGTTGATGAAATTACCGTGCTCATCCCTCTTTACTTGTTTTTCATCATCTTTCATTTCTTTAATGTACATCGGAATTACCTTCCCATGTACATTCTTCCACCACATCGTCAACATTTTCCATGACGACTGTAATCTCTGGAGGGCTTGTGCTCTGGACATCGAATATTCAGATGCAGTACGAGAGCCACTCATCTGACCGCCAAATAATGACGGCAGAGCACCAGACACTACCTGACCTAATTCTTGGACTTTTGTAGCGAACGGTAAAACCTCTTGGCTGAGTGTGGCTGTTCTGACTTCATAAAAGCCTTCACTAAGAGGGCTGCCACTTTTGGGTGTCGCAGGGTAGATTCCACCGGGAATAACTTCTGAATTTCTATAAGAATTGAAGTTAAGGACTTTTGGGTCTGCAAACGTCTGTGGAATGCCATGTTCGATAGTCTGAATCACCAACGAGATCAAATCGTTCGTAATATCCTGAACAGAAGTTAATAGAAGACCAATAGGATCAAAATGAACGTAATCAGACAGAGGATTATGTGTAATAGTCCATAAATCATCAAGATTCTCATTACACGCATCCGCTACTGCATCATTCACTACAGTGACTTTACATCCATTCGGGTACTTCTTACGAATTATATCAGCATCTTCTTCTGGTAAGATATGATATGCCGCAGGTCGAAGCCAACACTTCCTTACAGTGACATTATGGATTGGATGTTCGCTACGATATTGTGGACTGATACGACCCCACTGTTCATACTGATCATACGAGGACATCGACTCACCTACGACTTTTTCTCGTAGCTCAGGATATTCCTCAAGTATGTTAGCGAAGTGGGTTTCGTATGAATAAATCAGATACGTGCATTCCTTCTGATTACGCGCCCATACAGGAACTTTAACTGAAAGTCCACCATAGACTTCCATGCAAATACGTGACTTCGGATGTGTAGTCACGCCAACTAACCGAGTAATCGTTAGATTACTTTCTGATTTCTTAGGAACTACCATTCTAAAACATGATGGACATTCTTCATGTTCAAATGGTTCTGGCATAAATTCATCTGATGGAGGTTCCATTGCTTCCATCTCTGCCATCATTTGAGCTTCAGCTAATTTCTCTTGTTGTTCCATCTCCGAGATGGGATTAGTGATTGTATCTGAAATTTCAGCCTGACAGAATGGACAGGTTTTGATTTCGTGTTCTTCTAATGTGTCTTCGTATTGTTTCTTCTCGTATGTTCCGTATTCGTCACTTTCCTTTGGATACGTGTAACACGCGGTCATTCCTTCTGTGACGAAAACGAATAATGCATGAATCCACAGAAGTGGCATGTCGTTGTGACGAAACACCAATTCTGCTATCTTATTTCCTGCCTTAGCAGTTGTGACATCCAGGGGATTATCCGCGTCGTCAGGATAACACACAACAGGAGGAACAGTGACACTGAGAGCAGCAATAATAGATTCAAGATATGCGCGGTATATATTGACCGGCTTATCATAAAATCCTTGATCCGAATCAGCACCCGCTCTCTCACTCTCTGGAATCCTCCAGTCATGTGCAACCTCGCTATAATACACGTGTTGTACATTTTCCCACAGCAGTTTTAACCGACGCCAAGTGCGTATCTGTCTATCTCTGACAGCTCTATCTTCGTCATCGAAGTGGTCTACGATGACTTTTAATAGACGCTTCTCGTCGTCAGTTAGTTCTTTATCTTTACTCATGCGAATACCGATCTTCTACGCTCTTGTCGTCGTCCTGCATTTATTGAATCAGCTAAACTAGGCTGTTGTTGCTGAAACATATTCTCTGGAATGAACATTTCTGATGATGGTGCCATTGCTCTCTGGGGCTGTTGTTGTGGCTGTTGTTGGGCCATCTGTTGTTGCTGATCGCCACCAGAACCAATACGATCTAATGCGTTCATTCCGAATGTATTAGCTGTATTACCAAGTAATCCCATCATTCCACTTCCTCCACCACCAAGTCCTTGGAGGAAATTACTTACCTTACCTGTATTAGCCGCAACACTACCAACTTTGGAACCAACATCACCAGCTTTACCTAATGCACCTAATTGACCACCTGGAATGAACATCGATGCCATACTGGCACCAGCGTTTACTTTTCCAAGGATGTTATCGAATTTACTAGGCGCGAGTCCTTTTGCTACAGCTTTCTTGGCGTCGGATTCACTCCACTTCTGGACAGCTTTGTTAGCTGCACCAGTTCCCATGAGTGATAATCCACCAGTAAATGGAGCAGCTACATATGGGGCGGCTGATAGAGCTATCTTTCCAAACTTGTTCCAGAACCCCATAATATTATCCGTTCATTCCGATGTTAGTCCAGCCCGCTCTACCCCTGCCGCCTTTGTATCCGATACCCATATCGAGAATTTCACCGAATGGAGTGCGTACTACACCGGCATCATTTAATCTCTGACCACCGTTTTGTGCAAGCCACGCATCCATTCCTGCTGAATCACCAATACCAGATCCCATCCATGCATCACGGTATGCATCTCGATTCATTCCACTCTTTGCAGTACCTTCATGTCCTACTGCATCTTCAAATCCACCATATGCATCGAATTTATTTCCACCACCTGAATATCCCTGATCTTCTTGTGGATAGTCTGGTTGGGTTCCCTGAGTTGCATTTCCAGTGGTTGCATTAGCCTGATTGTTGGGCGCGTATGCCTTCATTGCTTCTGCAATACCTGCTTGAATAGCCGATTGAAAGTCAGTTTCAGTGTATTGTTTCTCTGGTTTTGCTTTCGCTGCTCTCATTCCTGATGGTACAGCTTGCTGACTGCCACCGATGGGCGCGCGCCTGATATTAGTTCCATATCCCCCAGCAGATGTACCGGCTGTCACTCCACCCGCACCTACACCAGCGATTCCGCCAGATGATGGTTGAGTGGTAGTAGATCCGGGACCAGTAGATGGAGCAACATTCGCAGATGGACCAATTCCTCTACTCTGAGGAAATCCTCCACCCATACCACCAGCAGATTGATTGACTGGTTGTCCAGTCATTGGACGTACTATCTGCTGTTGCCGTCGTGGTTGTCCACCTAAACTATTCCAGTAACTACCCATGTCATCCCCTGACTGGAACGTCAGCGATACCGAATGCGCGTAAGATTAGAAGGATAGCAAATACAACGATGACGATTCGAATGAGCATCTTGAATGGAGTCGGCATTGGAATCATTGACTCTATCACGTAGAGAACGACTCCGAGTACGAGTAGAGTGAGAATGAGAGTAATCATTTCTTCTTTCTCTTCCCCAGCGTTTCCGCGGTTTGTTCACCTATTGTATATGCTTCAGGATGTCCTGAACCAGAAGTATGAGCTAACTCATGACCTAAAGTTTCCCAGAGGAAATCCTCATCTTCTTTATACAATCTAGGATTAATTCCAATATCCTTCTTACCTTCAGTTATTCCAAGTAAATTCGATGTTTCAAATTTTCTAAGCGGGTAATCTTCTTCTGCTAATCGTTCAATTATACCATTAGATGGTCCCATTAAGATTCTCTTAGCCTTCCCACGTAATTCAGGAGCTGCTTTTAAAATCTTATCCGTCATCTTTGCAACTCTAGGCTGACCAATTACTAATGGCTCTTGTCTAAATGATGGTTCATGTGAAACAAATGGTAAATCTGCACTTGCAAAGATGCTTTTTTCACTTTTATTATCGACAGTATTAGGTTTACCACCTAATCTATCACGCCATATTTCCCTTTCAATATCCCACTTGAAGGGAGGTTCAGAAGGAGAGAGTCCTTTCTTAGGCTTTGCCAGTGGCATTTGCAATTCCTAGTTCGGACTCTAAATCTGCAATTTCCTTGGTTTTATCTCGCATCAACTGTGCCTTCTTAGCATCTTCAGCCTCTAACATCTGTTGTCTGACACGCCAAGGTACAAACTGAGATTGAACTGGCTTAAATTCCTCTTCTTTTAATGGAAGTGGTTCAGGTGTATCTTTGATAAGGAGTCGGTTTAATAGTTCCTTACGCTCTCTATTGCTCTCATCGAGCTGAGCGCGTAAGACTTCACACGTCTCACATACATCTTCGGATAGTCCGAACCACTTATAGCAGAGTTTCTTCCACATCACTTCTTTACTTTCTTAGAAGGACCGATTCCTTTTTCAGCAGGTAGATTGATGTCTTCACCAGGACCTGTATAAACTTGATCTGGAAACTTTCCGTTTTTCATATTAATTGGAAACCTATCGTATACATTAAAAGGAGTTCCACCTTTAGTTAAATACTTATCAGCGGGATCTTCAAAATCCCATGCATCGTACACAGATAAATAGGGATTACCAGTTTCATCTAATCCTAGTGATCTAGTTGCAGTTCCTAAACCTAATCTAGTTCCAATATCTAAGAAATGATTTCCCATTAAACCCTTACCAGAATTCATGCCTAATGTCGGTAAAGTATTTGAAAACTTATGAGGAAATTCGATATCTTTAATATCCACACCTCTAATACCTGCTGGTAATCCTACATTTGATGGATATTTATCCTTTTGAGAACGCCATTCATAATCATTAGTTTTAGTTAATGATGTTGGACGTTTATCAGTCTTTGGAAATACATCTTCTTCCGGATGAAAGAATTGTTTAATTTGATCCCTTCTGTTTCCTGAGAAGAAGAAATATTTATCAAGTAACTTCTCCCTCATTTTAGCAGATGGACCTAATTTGTCAGGCATGATTAGTGTCTATACCTAGCAATTGGCTTAATGACTTCCGATTCCTCAGTCTTAGCCATATTCCTGTAGAATGCAGTCCAGTCTCCATTACCCGTTAGCTGTTGGACCAGTGCTTCCTGCTTTTCAATTCGTTTGAATTCTGTATTAGATTCATCAAAGAAACCTTCCGCCGCATCCACCAAATATCTTAACCCGTCTATAGGGTCGTCACCTTCAAATTCAGCGATGTCTTCTGCCGGCTTATTTCCTTTAGGTTTGTCATATGAGCAGGCTTTAATGGCTTCAACAAGTACATCACAACCTTTGAAAATCTGTAATTTAGGTAAATTCTTCTCTGGTTCTTGTGGTTGGAATGAATTCATGTACGCTTTGTACTCATTCATTCCTCTATTACGCATAATCCACATGGCATATTCTTCGTTATATGGAGGAAGTTCAGTTGGATTTAACTCTCTTGGCTTCCAACGAAGATATTCATGAATTAAAATCTTACCAGCTACTCTACTTCCGGGAGTGTTGTTGGATAATTCGATTGATTGTCCGAGTTCATCTTCAATCTGTTGTTGGATCGTATGCTCTTGACCACGATCTTGGCCCGCGGATTTACAGAATCTTATAAGTCTTGGGTTTTCTTTATCGATGTATGTTTTAACATGTGAAGCCCACTCTGCAATCTTCGTTTTTACCCAATGTTGTTCTCTATAGATGTAAACTCTACGATTAGGTGCGATAGCTGCGTAGCCAATCCATGTCATCGCAGCAAATCCCCAATCACCAACTACAATCTTAGGCCACCATTCAGGAATTTCAAATGGTTCCACGACATGTAATGCGTTGTCTGATTCATCTTCGAATTTCCTGTCTCTAAATTCGTCGAATACCTGCCCCTGATACGCGTCCCAATCACCGAATAACTTTGCTTTACGCTCTGCATCGATTGTGATGCCTTGAAGTGACTGTTTATAGTTTGGATCTACGTGTTTATTGTCTTCGAGGGTGGAATGAATGTAGATTCGTTTATTTCCACCTTTTCCAATGATGATTTTTCCACCTTTCGGGGCTGGCTTAATGAACCGTTTATATGTCCAAGTATGCCCAATACCTCCGGGCATTCCAGCCGCTCTAATAATAGCAGGCAACTCTGGGTCAGGGGTTCTAACGCGTTGAAATCCAATATAGAGATAGATCCATTCTGTAATGGAAGTAAGCTCATCAGGGGTGAACAAGTTGATCTGCATTGAATCGTATTTGTGCACATCATCTTCGTTCTCACAGTGGCCGAGAAATATCATAGATCCTTCATTAGAAGGACCGTATTTAGTGGATGTTCCTGTCCCGTATTGATCGGATCGTGGGAAAGTCCAGCACATTTCGGTACGATTGAGAGTGGCACCGAATCTGCGATATAACTCGCGACTTCTAGGTACTATCTCGTTTCTTAGTTCAGGAAATGTACGACGCATAAACACCTGTTTGAATTTTGGGTGTTCATGCCATCGATGGACGATTCCATAAAGTAACAATACATCTGATTTTCCACTACCTGCACCTCCGCCATAGAAAGCCTCTTTAACTGAGGTGGGTACAGATAAGAATAAAGACTGCTTTGGCTCAGGTTTCCACTCATTGGGATTTCTTGAGTATTTTTCCGGGATTTCATTTGCCATTAGATCGAATTGATGGAATGTTATTACGATATGAACTCCGGCTTTCTAAATAAGCCGCAGCCTTCAGTAATAAATTTGCATCATCCTTAAAGATTCCAAGTGCTTTATTACACGCACGACAAAGAATCCCACGCACTTCATTCGTATCGTGGTCATGGTCTACGGCTAAGTCTTCCATCACACCGCAAATCATACAACCATCTTTACACATTTCTGCATGTTCTTCAGGTGTAAGATTATATCGAACCTTAAGATGATTCTTGAAGTTTCGTTCAGAGATGATTTCCTTATTATTAGATGCATACTCTTTCTGTCGTGCTAATACTGTATCTCTATTTTCAAGATACTCTACTTTACAACATTCCTTACACTTATTCTGAACTCCATACGAACATGCTGCCGCCTGATGGAATTCAGTGAGTGGTTTGAACTCTTGACAAGTTCTACACTTCTTTTCAACGTTACCGTTATTAGTTCGAGTCTCAGTTCTTTTCATTACATCCGTCCACTGATACCAGTATTACGAGCGCGCATCTTCGCAAGTAATTGTTCCATTCCTTGTGGGGATGGTCCCATGCCGGGATTCATACCCATTGGATTAGGAGCTGGTGGACGAATATTCATTCCACTATCAACTCCACCAGGCATCGGACCAAATACTCCTGTATTAGGATTATTGTATGGAACTGGTTCCATTCCCTCACCACTCATTGGTGGAATATCAGGAGGCATAGATTTCTGTGGCATTTGCATACCAGGATTGAATGGTTGCATTTGGGGTTTCATTCCACCCATCTGAGGATTCCTACTTAATCCGGGATTCTTATTCATCAATCCTTGTGCGATTCCACTGAAGCCACTAGGTGATGGACCGATTCCTCCACCAGGTAATTTCTGAGCAGTTCCTTGTTTCGGACCACCCATTCCCGGTAACATCTTTTTCACAAGATTCGGCTTCAATCCACCTTTAATTGCATTACCAATTGCACCAAACATTCCCATGATTTACTTCTTTCTCGCTCTCAATACGAATGTTTCAAATGCTGGATTATACCAGAGGTTTGAATCAGGTGGACCCACATGATTGAATGCTGGCCTAGCTTCATCACTAACAGAGTTGGAGATGATGTCGTATACACCAGCGACTACACCATCGAAATCCATCAGTAGCATGATGGCATCGACTGCGTGTCCATTATACTGATTTTGTCCTGGTGTCTTACTAATGTGTCCATACAATGGACTTAATGAATTAGATAAAGCAGTCTGAACATTCTCAGTGAATTGACCGCACCCATCATGGGTAGATAAGTTTGGAAGAGTGGATTCGTAGACGTACTGAATGATTTCTTCCGGTGTTTCACCGGGTACTGGAATTGGTCCGGGTTCAGGTTCATCTACTTTCTTACATAGACGCCATACATCATGCAGAAGCCACCACTTGTCACCAGTCTCACGAACTAGAAGACAGTGTTGTGGTTCAATCTCATAGTCTGGATGGGACCATTCTACAGTACAACCATTCCCGGCAGGGATTGATGGTGGGATATCAACCTTAAGACACGCATTCCCATGTTGATCGTGTGAAAAGTATCCCGTGAGAACCACCCCATTATCATGGGTGATGGTTGGAATCGCATCATTGATTGGTTGACTGTATAGAATCGCCTGCATTCACATCTCCGAACTACGTCAGTTTACAAGTGACTAATGCGTTGCCGACAGTGGAACGTACAAACACTCCACCCGTTAGTTTATCTGCCACGTATGGAACCCACGTCGTGCCATCTAATGACGTTTCTAATGCGATAGATGACGTGAGAAGACATGCCCTACCCGGAAGTGCGTATGCCACGTTCTGATTGAGAGTGACTGATGGACCGACAGGAACTGATTGTACAGGCATGACTTACTTCTTCTTTTTCAGATCATAGTCGAATGGAAGCTTCAATTGCTTCTCATCTCTATTTGACAGAACTTCAGGAGTGGATGGAAGGAATTCAAAGTTCATAGGATTCGATACGACGCCATCTCTAGTAGAGACCTGAACTGTCACCACAACTGGAGCCTGCCACAATGGCATATTCACACCAGTCGTCACTTCAGTATCAGATACTACAGTAGTCGGCTCCTCGAATCCGTTGAAAATAATCTTAGTATTCTCACCGAATCCCGTGCCGTGGACATGAATATCGAATGCCTCTGATCCGATAGTCGCATTAGCAGGAGAGAGTGATGTAATTTCAGGGACTAGAACCGATCCCTTTGTCAACACAAGCATGATTGAATCGAAAGCCTTGATGGTATACATGGAATCACTACATGCATCATCAAGAATCTTATGGATGTATTCTTGCTGCTCGATACTGACTTCTAATGCTTCAGAGGATGTAAGGACTGGATTGAATGGATCGACGTATCGTGGTTTCAGACGCTCTCTAAATCCTGTATCCATTTTCTACTCCTATTCGCTCACAACAATGTGTTCATAGTTCCGTTCATCACGAAACTGTGGAGCGAAAATGACGAATTGAGGTTGGTTACTGACTGGAGTTTCCACCTGAGGAGGTGGTTCGAGGTTTTTGATTACGACTGACATATCTTTCGCTATTGCTGAAAGATCCTTCGCATCAGTGTAATCTAACTTCTCTTGAGTGATGGCTGATAACGCGCCATCTAATGTCTTAGATGCACGCTTTATAGCTCTCTGTCTAGATTTGGAGATATGATTGCGAATTGAATCGACGGGGGAATTGTATGATTTAGTAGATGTCGCCCCGTTGGCATACGCGCTTACGCTGGAAGGAGAGATGCCAAATGCAGATGCCAAGGACAGAGCCGACTGTCTGCCGTTGATGACTGATTCCTCACCAATGATTTGTCTCAGTGCATCGGGGACATTATTATCCCCCTCTTTCCTGCCTGGTCTTTCAATGTCTATGATCTCTGGTTTATTCTCTACATGAGACTCTTTTTTAGATAGTTTAGCCAGTTCACGTTCAAATACATCGTCAGAAATAATACCTATTGGCATACGTCCACTCCATACGCACTTTCAATCATTGTATTGACAGTTTGTATTGGAGATGGGCGGATGCCGCCGCCGAATGGGAGATTAGCATAAGATAAGCCGATTGTCAAATGGTCTAGTAAGTGACTGATTTGTTTGGACTTAGCGGAGCGAAGCTCCCCTGTTGGCGGTCTGAAGGTGAAATGTATATATCTACTATTAGAATATGGTACCGAAATATGGGACCCTATTCTGTCATTTCTTTCCTGAGACTTCTCATTGCTACGCCACCCCCGCCAGTACTTGTGGATGTTCTATTATATCATGGGTATACCCCACCTGTCAATACCCAAATACATATAGATGAAAATAAATACCTAAAAACAAATACAACGCACAAGCTGTACGCTCTGTCAATACCTAAATCTATATACCTAAGTTTGGATATTGACATGGACGAAACCTCGGTCGAGGCCCATAACTAGTAGAGGATGTCAATACCCAAATACAGATATTGCGCCCTGTAGTATCATGGATAGTGGAAAGGAGTGATTGATTGATGACAAAGCAGCAAGCGGCGAAGGCAGTAGCAGACATGGGTCTGGTCTGCAAGTGGAGCGTCGAGTGGCAGGAATTCACAGTGGACTATCGTGTCGGCGATGCTCGACGCACACCGCACACGTCCTATCACACGCAAGACGTGATGGACGCTATCGGCACAGCGAAGGCTATGTCGAACTGGAAACCCACGCGCCTATGCTCGGCGTGTGGCGGACGGTATCCACTCGATTTCGAGTGTCAGTGTTTCGACAACGGCTGTCAGTAGCGTAAACCGGAAGGGGAGACAGCCATCCCCTTCCACTTTCGGAGAGGAGATTCTATGGCTAGATGTGAGGACTATCCCTGTTGCGGGCACACTGACGGCGACCCGTGCCCACGCAGAAGCGCATCAGGCCGCATCATCGCGGAGTGCTGCTTCTGCTTCAAGCGCCTGCCGCGCGGAGCACGTTCGAGCATTTGCGTCGGATGCCAGCGTCGTATGGCTCGGATTGAATCCGAGGGCGGCTTTCCCGAAGACTTCGGCTACTAGTATCAGATTGGAGTATCAGAATGGATATGAATGACGTTCTCGCGCGCATGACCCCCGAACAGTTCATCGAGTGGATGGAATCGAAACCGGCCGACGTTCGCTATGTGCTGGCGACCGTTCTGCGAGCGATGATGGATTCGGGCATGGATACGCGCGAGGCTGCGCTGTATGTGTATCAGGCGCAAACGATGATGGAGATAGAGGACGAGGCAGCGAAGAACTAGAAAAAGTCAAGGGGAGACTGCATATCTCCCCTTCTTTTTTCACCCATTAATTCATATATGAATTATGGCATCCACCCCAAATAATAGTTCATATATGTAGTAGGGCATGTGACCCAAGTAGCCAGTATCTGTACGATTCTGTGCGATGCACACCTAAAGGTGTTCGAATTTTTCTGTACGAGTCAATATCCAAATATAGATATATAAATACATATATCTAAAAACAAATACTCCCAAAAATCTGTACGATTTGTCAATATCCAAATATAGATATTAGATTGTATATACCTAAAAGCAAAGACGCGCCCAAATCTGTACGGATGTCAATATCCAAATATGGATACCCGGCCCGGCGCACCACGGCGCGCGTCTGCTTCATTTTTGGGCGCGTGTCAATACCCAAGTTTGGATAGGCGGATTCCAAAAATAATTGGCGCAGCGGCTGAGGGCTGTGCTATTATCTCTTTGTTGGTTGATGGTCAACCAACGAAGGAGAGAAACGAAATGAAGACCGTAAAGATCAAGGGCAAGATTCGGAACTTCTGGAAGCAGAAGATCGACCCGGTTCTGTCGTATGCGACCGAGTCACGCGCGTTCGAGAACATCGACGAAGTTCGGGCAGCGGGTGCCTATCCGAAGGACGCCACCATCGTCAAGTTCCTGAACGCGAAGGAGAAGGCGAAGGCGAAACAGGCCGAAATGGTCGCCACCGTCGAGGGCGCTGGCTACGTGAAGCCAACGGCAGCGAACGACCCGCAAATCGCACTGCGCGATATGGTTCGGACGCTCATGGCGGGTGGTCGGAAGACGTTGGAAGAGGCACGCGCTGCTGCCTCTGTCGCGCTCGGTATCGAGTGGGAAGACGACGAAGACGAAGACAACGACGAGTAGTAGATTCGGGCAGTGGGACTGCAAACCACTGCCCGGTTTTCCTACCTGAATTTGGCTATCCAAATTCTGCTACCTGATTTTTGCCTACCTGGCCCACGCGATCGTGGGCCTTCTTTTTTGCCCGCCAATATCCTGCGCGTATCTGTACGACCTTTCTCGCTTCGCTCGAAACCCAAATTCTGTACGACCTTCTGATACTATCACCAGATACCGAATTAGTCCGTCTGTGTGTGTCCCTGTGATGAATTCAGGCCAGACCCACCACACACACCACCCTCGATCCAACCTTTTGGATGTTTTCTAGTTTTCTATCTCTTTTTTTTTTTTGTTTTTTTTTTATATAATTAAATTATTGAATTTAGGGAACGGGTATTGACGAAACCCAGTGTGTGTGGTATGCTTGGCCTCGGTTCAACACGGACGCACACACAGATAGAGGATACCGAATCCTCTAATGTATTGAAAACAAACGAGTTATCCGGCAACGAAGTTGTCTTTACTTACACAGAGAGGGTGAATTAAATGGCTAAACATCCACATTTGCTGATTCTGATGAACAAGAAGACGTGGAAATGCGCGCTTGAAGGATGTGGGTTCTTTGTGCATCTTGGCTTGGCACATATTCTAATCGGTAAAACTGCTATATGTTGGGACTGTCAGGAAAAGTTCATGGTATCAGAGGAGTCACTGAAGGAAGAGAAACCGAGATGTTATGAATGTAAGACTGGAGTTAACATCGAACAGTATCTTAAGGATAAGGGACTGTAATGACACCAAAGGACACGCGCTCACACAAAGAACAGTATAGACAGGAACACTTCAAACATTTAATGGATTTAGTATCAATCAAAATGGATGAAGTTACTCGTGCTCTATATCGACTCAGAAATGTAGATATTGAATTTGAGGAATGGTATAAATCAAGGTTTCCAGATGGTGAATAAAATGTAGGTATTTCGCCGACGGGACGTTCCCGATTCGTGTCAAATTTACATACCCCATATGTAGTGGTCCTGACCCCGTTTTTCCGGTCAGGGTCACTACATCTTGTGGTTGACACCGTTTAGCCCATCTGTCAAAATCGGGGCTCGGGCGACGTGTGGCAATCGAATACTAGTATTTTTTCATAGTATTCAATACTCAGAAAAATCTGAAACTCCGAAAGGACAGATTAAATGACAAAACAGGCAGTCGGATTCGTAGAGTACAACGAAAACGTACTCTCCCACCTCGAATCCATCGGTTATCCCGCACTCATACTCGGCGCTGATGAAATGGCAACTGCCAGACTCATGGCATCTGCTATTCATTTGTGCTACGTCGAATCGCTATCTGCAAAGAAAGCGGCACGGCGTGTGTACAATCTCACGGCATCACTCATTTCCACCCTGACAGTTCAGTAGATTCAACTCGAATCCGAAAGGACGATACAATGAAGAGATTCTTTTGTGTGACGTGTAAGTCGGTTAAACGGGTTCGCACTCTTCCGCTCGAAATCAACGACATCTATTCCAACATTCCATCAGATAGAATCGGACGTTGTGATTGGCATACGTCTGGTGTTATCAACGGACGCGCGGTCACTCCGAAGCAGGTAAACTACAAGAAGACGAAGGCATCCACTGTTCAGACCAAACAGAAGAAGGCAAGCTAATGATTACCACAACTACTCAGAAGCGTAAATTCGGTGAGTGCGATACGTGTGATTCGAAGAATGTTCAAATCACACTTGAGCATCACAACATCTGGATGTGTGAATCCTGCAAGACAGAGGATGACGAGCGTACCGAGAAGAATAAGCAGGTACAGGCGATCATCACTGAGGCGAAGGTAATCGATACCACGATTGAATTGAAGTCGGATATCTTCAATGCCGTGACGGTTCCTGCTACTGCCATCAAGGCTGCAATCTGGGCTGATGATTCGATTCCAGATAATAAGAAGGACTTCGCATACACGAGTATGATGAATGAGCGTCATCTTCACTTCAAGAAGATAGTATTCGAACGTCGCGCTGAACTCTTGAAGCTTGAGAATGAGATGCTGGCATGGCAGGTGCAGGCACAACATGCAGCCGGTAAATTGCATGGCGAGGAACGCGCGAAGTTTCGTGAGATTGATGTCAACTATCAGCCCGCACCTGTAAAATCCGTCAAAGTGGCGGCTGGTGTTTCAGGTAAGAAGGGACCATCGAAGAACGACTATAAGAGAAACGAGATGGCAGCAGCAGTGGAGAAATACGGACTTCCAGCTAATGCAATCCGTATGATGATGCTGCGGAAGAATATGACGGCGGATGAAGCAGGGAAGGCACTAGCAGCGGCAGAGAATCAAGCATCGGCATCTGTTTCCAACTAGTATCAACTGATTCATTGAACTGATTCGATTGCATTCCGTAAGGACAATCAACTATGACCAGACAAGAAGCGTCACAACTACTGCGGGAAGAACTCAATAAACACGGGCTGAGAGATTGGTCCGTGAGACTCAATCAGAATGCCGACTCTAAATTTTTGGGTCTATGTAGCTATAAAGATCGCTGCATCATTCTGAGTGCCCACCATATCGACATCCACCCATCACCGGATGTCATCAATACAATCAAGCACGAAGTAGCACACGCGCTCGTAGGTCCGGGACATGGGCACGATGATGTGTGGTCAGCTAAGGCACGGGAAGTGGGGTGTGACAACACTCTGCCGTGTTCTAATCTTTCATTGTCGCCATATGTGATCGATGCAATTCGATCAGGCGCTACAGTGGAAGTGACATTCGAGGAGCAGGTAATACGCACTCCACGATATAACATCACTCGCCTGCAGGATAAGTGCGAAGTATGTGGTGTAGTGGCAGTGATGAAGGAAGAGAAGATTGTAGTGATGGATGGGGACACGGAACCCAACCTGAAATACATTCTTCTGGAGTGTGGGCATACCATCATCAAGCAGATACCAAAGGGAACACCGTTCCATACGTTCCAGTTTGGTGGTGACATCAATTGCAAGCATGAGTGGAATAAGAATACTTGTCTCGCTTGCAATCGGAAGCGTCCATACGATTTTCAACTCGAAGGAATGGCGTTTCTTGAGGTAGCACTATCTACAGCCAATGGCGGCGCGTGTTTCGATGAAATGGGATTAGGTAAGACCATACAGGCAGGTGGTGTGTTGAAATTCCACCCTGAACTGTGGCCTGTATTGTGGATTGTCAAATCCGGTCTGAAGTATCAGACGGCAGTATTTCTCATCGATTGGCAAGGGGATGCATTCGTTCCACAGATAATCAATTCCTCGAAGGATTATCTGATGCCCGGTCTGAAGAACTACATCATCGGATATGATATGTTGGTGCCGAAGACACGCACTCTCAAATCAGGGAAGGTGGTTAGTAGCGGATTCGATATCAGCCAATTCGAGCGTGTCGGCATCAAATGTGTTGTGTTAGACGAGTGTCAGCAAATCAAGAATGTAGACTCGTCACGGACGCAGATGGTACGACGTGTAGTCAAAGGCAAGAAGGTAATTCCACTGTCTGGAACGCCATGGAACAATCGTGGCTCAGAGCTGTTTCCAGTGTTGAATATGCTGGACTCCACGAAGTTCCACTCTGAAGCTGATTTCAAACGTCGTTGGGTTGACACGTATTGGAGTGGGAATCAGCTGAAGGAAGGTGGTATTCGTAACATCAAGGCATTCAAAGAGTACACAAAGTCTCTTTGCATCAGGAGAGAGCGCGTGGAAGTGATGCCAGAACTACCGTTGGTCAATAGGACCAAACTTCATGTCAAGATGGACCTCACCACGGAACAACAGTATGACGAGGCAGTAGAAGAGTTCGTCAAGTGGTATGAGGAGCAGGCTGGTAATCTGACTGGTATGGCAATCATCGCAGCCATGCAGAAGATGCGGCATCTAGTGGGTGTCGCCAAGATTCCTGCTACGATGGAATACTTGGAAGAGTTCGCAGAAGACACTGACAGGAAGATCGTAGTGTTCGCACATCATATCGACGTTCAGGACATGCTCTACACTCAGGTAAAGGAACGGTTTGATTCGGATGGTGTGGAAGAGAGAATTCCTGTATTGAAGCTGTTCGCAGAGACGGATGGTGCTGAAAAGTTCGAAATTCAAGAACGTTTCAATAAGCTACCACGCGCTATCCTCGTCGCATCACAATTGGCAGCAGGTGAGGGTCTTAACCTTCAGACGTGCTGTGACTGTGTGATGCATGAGAGGCAGTGGAATCCGGGTAAGGAAGAACAATGTGAAGGTCGATTTATTCGCATCGGTTCAGTGTCTAACAGTGTGTCGGCAGTATACGCACACATGGAAGGACTCACTACCATCGACCCTCAGTTGGATGAGATGGTAGAGAGGAAGCGTATTCAATTCCATAACGTCATGAACAATGGCGAGATGCAGGTATGGAATGAAGACAGTATGCTGAAGGAATTGGCTGAAGTGATTGTATCAGCCCATAGACGGAAGAAGGGGCTGTAATTAGCTGATGGTAAGTAGAGGGATGGAGTCTAATCAATTCCATCCTTCAATCGTACTATCAACTAACTGGAGGTAACTAATGGGTGTTAGAACTATCGGTCACGACGATTTCGCTGCGATGTATTGCAGCACTACTGATTGGGCATTTGGGCCTGTATTCTCTGAAAGGAATGGCTACAGTGCGTATCAACGCATTGATTCATTCCTCACTTGGTTTCGATACAATGGTCGCGTGGGTATGTTACATTACGATGACCCACGTCAACTGACGGATTCAGAACTGTCAGCCAAATACAACGAATGGGCTGTGCAGGAAGATGAACAGTGGGCACTGGCAGAGAAGGCCGAACTGGATAAGTGGGAGGCACAATGACTGTAAAAGAACTGATTGAAAAGTTGGGAACACTGGAACAAGACAAAAACATCGATTTACTTGAGAGTGAATCAGGTAAATTTGAGATCATCACCATCATCAATGAAGCCGATCGTGTGGCAGGTTACACGATTGAACCTGAACTGGATCAGGTGATGGCTGCTCTCAAGATGGAAGAGCTGATTATGCTCTGCCAACTGGCTATCATGGGCATCACACGCGCTCAGCAACTCAATCCGAAGGACTACAACAATCTTCTGACTATCGAGATGAAGATTCGTAGGAACCTTCTGAAGTATGAGAAGGTTTTTGAAGAAGCGAAGTTAGAAGTGTTAGACTAGACTGTAGCCGGGATGGCGGAACTGGTATACGCTCAAAACTTAAAATTTTGCGCTGCGAAGCAGCATGTGGGTTCGACTCCCACTCCCGGCATTACTTTTCAAACTGGAGTATCAAATGTATAGAGACTTCATCGGACCGGAACCTCTCAGCAGACTACAGATTGCAGTCGGCGGCATTCTCACGTTGGAATGTGTCGGACACATTAAAGACCTGAGAAACATCTGGGCTGATTGGTGTGAGTCACGTAGCATCATGGGATTGCATCCGGGTGGCTCGATTATGTATTTGGCATCTAAGCCACGTACTTGGGACGTAACTATCGGTAACTACATCGAGGACTAGAATGAAACTACTGCATGAGACTGAAAAAGTGAATACACACGACAGATTCTTCATCTGTGGTAAAGACCCGGATGGGAGTGGCGGTGGTGTCATCGCTACACGTGATACGCTCGATGGCGCGACAACTCTACAAGCCAGAGCAATTATGCAAGGGTACACGAAGGTACGTGTACTCACTTGGAAAGAACTGAACGAAGAGGGTGACCTGTGATGACACCTGATGAGAAGATTGCAATGTTGATTGACACTGTACAGTCACTGACCAATTCGATAGAACACATAGCAGGAATAATCGATAAGATTCACATTCGATTAGCTCAGATTGAATACATGCTGAATACTGAAGACCATACCAAACACTAACTGGAGAACTGATGACTGAGATGCAACCACTGAAACCACTCACTGAAGGCATCGTACTAATCGTCGGTACGAAGCCATCAAATTTCGACCCATTCATTAAGGAACATCCACGGGTTGTATTGTGGGAGAGTCAGAGTCAACATTGGAGTGATAAAGACTTACCATCGAATACTCGTGCGATATTTATGACGAGATTCATTGGACACGCGGCATTCAATAAAATCATTGGAGAGGCGCGTAAGAGACACATCACCATATTCAATCCGATGGGAACTGGTATCATTGCACGTCAGGTCAAGGAACTATTAACT